CTTTTATTTCCCTCTACAGTATTATCGGTTATATAAGAAGCGCCTGCACCAGAACCCAGTGTTGCTGCAGATGCAGCACCACCTACAAGACCGCTAATAACACCACCAAGTCCATTTAGACCTGCTGTGAAGATATCACCAAGACCTTCAAAAGCGTTCTTGAATATGTTCTCAAACATGTTATTTCCGCCCATATTTTCATAGAAGTGCTTCATTCCCTTAGCAGAAAGTTCCAGAACCTTTGGATTGAGTGGTCCCAAAGATGCCATAATTATACCTTCACCAAGAGCTTCACCAATGTTCTTGGTTTCTTTCTTGTTATTGCCACTCAAGGTAAGTTCTGTTCCATGAAGCATGGAAAGATAACCACCCATTGGACCACTGGATAGCATACCACCAGCACCTGATGGTATTTTATTAGCACCAGTTAGCATATCGGCAGTACCACCACCCGCCATGGAACCTAACAATCCACCAATCAATGCACCAGCAGCAGTTCCAAGAATAGGAACAACACTACCAATAGCAGCACCAGCAGCAGCGCCAGCAAGACCACCACCAACAGATCCAGCAGTTCCTGCACCAGCCTGGAAAGCATTTTGTCCCGATGACATTCTATCACCAAACTCCAGTCCAGCGGTAAGTAATCCAAGACCAGGAATGCCTCTAGTTGCTTTACCTGCCATCGCAGCGCCTTTTAGAAGACCTCCACCAGCTTTAGCACCCTTAGCAGCACCACCTAATCTACTCAGTGCTCCAAGTTTACCACGAGGTTTGACACCACCACCAGGACGACGTGCTTTTATATCACGCAATCTTTGCCTTGAAGTTCTGCCGTCTCTACCCTGAGTTATTCTACGGACCTTGCCTTTACGCATGTCCATAATATCAGATCCAATGTCAAGCATCTCCATCGCTCGACCCATTCTATTCATGTTGGCGTCATAACCACCCATGCCGCCGCCTGACCCGCCTTTTGCTTGCTGCTCGATCTTCTTCATTGTCGGGGTCAGGAACCCAGACATATCTTTGCCTTCTTCCAGACTTCTCTCTTCTGCCGCCGCTCGCTGACGACCCATTAATTTTTCTTGAGTTAAAGCAGATCTTTCACTCAGTTTAGTGTCGTTTGAAGTCTGTTCTTTAGTGACCTTTACTAAGGTCGAAATTGCTTCAGTATTTTTGGCAACAGCAGCAACAATATCAGCACCACTATCAGGTGAAATTGCAGGCGCATTTGTTGCAGCAGCTGTTTTTACTGTCTCTTGACGAGACTTAATAAATGCCTCTCTTCTTTGGGCATTTGTTAGATATTCTCCAGATGCACCAACACCACTTTGCGCTCTATTGAAAAATGTATCAGCACTGATACCACTACCATCACCAGAAAGGTTTGTGATAGCACCACCCTTTCTAGGACCATCAGGAGATCCTGGCAATCTAGGACCACCAGGAGGAAGTGCTTTTGTTCCAGATGGCAATGCTTTGGGTTGACTGCCCCTAAGCATTTTATATGCAGGTGCCTGTCTCTTGGTAACGTCTCTGACATTTACCTCAACAGCTTTTTGAAGAGTGTCAAGTTTACCACTTACCTCTTCTTTGTTCTTTTTTGTGGTTTCACGCTCTTTATTCCACTGGTCTTCCAACCATTTGGCAATTTTGCCAAATATTGGACTTTCCCCAGATACATCTTGTGGTGTCAGAAAACCGTGTGCCATTAACGTTGCCTTGCTGCTTTTTCTTGCTCTTGCTTAAGTTGTTCCAAGTATTGCATCAGTAGCGTAGTATAAACCTCACGCTCCCAAGGCATCATATTCTCAATCTCTGTCAAGCTATATTTATGATGATGCATCAAAGCAAAATTGGTCTTATAATACCCTTCCATAGTGTTATGGAAGAGGCTTATCCGAAAAAATTGGATAGACCCTGAATAACAACAGTATTTTCTACTCCAGTGTTTGGATTTTTGATTTTCACTTCATGTTTTAAGACGGGAGCATTAACAAAGAAATTTTGCACATCTTCAAATTGCTTATTTGTTAATCCTTCGACAAATTCAACAAATTCTTTTTTTGTAGTCGTAGAACTGTCATATACCTCTTCACCATCAAAAATCTGATCGATGCATTTTGCCATAATTTCAATAACATCATCAGCAGTCGAAGATTTGCCCATAATCGAAACTCTGACAAATTCCTCAAATGAAGGATATTTCATAATTACGCCCATCGTGTCAGATAGCATAATTTTGTTAGAATGTCCTTCTGGTTTCGAAACTTGAACTTCTGTCAAATTGAGATTATAGCGAACTTGCGTTGTTCCGTCATCTTCGCAAGTTAAGTTCATTTCTACAACTTCACCAACTGATACAGCGCGAATTTGAAGGAAAATATACTCTAAGTCAAAACTCGCCAAATCTTCGAGTTTTACGCGAGATTGGATGCAATTCTTTAGTAGTGTTTTTGTAGCATCTTCAATCTGTTTATCATCTTCTGATTGAAGTGCAAGTAAAAGTAGTTTTTCTTCTTTTACGACAAATGGGCGATATTTGATAGTTTTGCCCGTTGAAGGAACTTCCAACTCATAGGTTGGTAGTGCAACTTGTGGTAATGCCATTATGCTTAGATCAGATCATATGTATATTTAGCGCGACTTTTTGACCCAAAAATTAGCGGAAAAAATTTTCCCCAATTCATGGAATTGAAAAGTCAATTTTCAAAAATCGCCAGCTGGTCCAGGAGCAAGAATGCTTGTTCCACCACCATTGTCCTTAAATTTATCGTTTGCCCACTTCTCGTGGTTTGTAATGTCATTCTTGATTACATAATGTCTCATGTAAGAGAATTGTGCTGTAACTTGAGTAAGTTGACTATTTCCAAACTGCAGAGGAACAGCGTCAATAGCATATGGATATGCTTTTTCTAGAACATAAGTAATAGGTGCTCTTTCTGTTGTGGTGTTTCCACCCATTTCTGTCTTAGTGATTGCCATAGTGCAAGCATAGTCATCTCTAAACTTTAATCTAATACTTCTATTCTCATTTCTGCCACCACCAGAAGTTCCAGAAACAGCTTGCATCGATGCAAGATCAAATCCTGATTGATTTTCTCCCTGCTCATTGTGCTCACCAGAAAAGATAAAGTCAACCCAATCTTGTAAAAACTTTAGTGCAGTTAGGTTTGCATCACATAAAAATCCCAATTGAATTTCTGTAAATGTTCTGGTGTGAGGATAACTAACTTGACCACTACCAACGTAGATACCATTCATCTGACCTTGAGCAGTTCCAATGTTTGGCAACTGTGCTTCATTGCAGAACATCTCAAAGAAATCTGCACCTTCCGCAGTTGGAAGTGTAATAGGACAGTTTACAAACTTAACTACAAAGTTATTGGTGAAGGACATTCCACCCTTTGCACCGATATTACTTAGAAAGGTGTTGATCGACACGCTAAATACCTATGTTGGTCCTCCTATATTTATGGCATACTCTGGATTGTATAAACCCATCAATCCTGGCAAGTATCGTGGCAATCCAACTCGTGTTATCTATAGATCGTTATGGGAACGAAAGTTCATGGTGTTCTGTGATAACAACCCCTCAATAATAGAGTGGGGGAGCGAAGAGGTAATCATTCCCTATCGTGCTCCCGATGGTAGAGTGAGGAGATACTTTCCAGACTTTTATATCAAGGTTCGTGAAAAGACTGGTGTCATCACCAAATATATTATTGAGATTAAACCCAAGAAACAAACTACACCCCCGAATGACAAAAACAAAAAAACTGCTGCCTATCGTAATGCTGCTCTGACATACGCAAAGAACTACGCAAAGTGGTCCGCTGCGCGTGAGTATTGTGAAGACAGGCAGATGAACTTCTTAATACTTACCGAAGATCACTTAGGAGTATAACAATGGCAACAGGATTTGCATCTATCCAGCGCAACTCCGTCAATAAAGACCCTGGATATAAAACACTCTTTGAAAGAGTAAATGCTGCTACTGGGGGAGAGAAGAAGTCGCTCTCCTGGTATAGATCAGCAGTCAAAGCAGAAGCAGGAAAATATAAAAAGAACTTCAACAAGTATATCATGGACGAACGCAAAGATCGCGTTGGTGCTGCTAAAGAACAAGATAAAAATGAACTGCGTAGATACACAGTAGCAGGTCATCTCTATATGTTTGAGTATAAGGCAAAGATGAAGTGGTTGCCTTACTATGACAGATTTCCTCTAGTATATGTCATCAAAGCACCAGGCAAGGATGAATTTTGGGGTGCTAACCTACACTACCTCTCCCCAAAGAAGAGATTGATTGTTACCAAGAAACTAATACAAGGTAGAATTGACATACCTAAGGTATGTTTCCATAAATATCTATCAGCACATGTAGATGGTTTGTTTTTAGATCTTGCTGCTGATGAATGGGATACTGCCATTCTCCTACCAACAGAAGATTATGTGAAGAATATCAATGGTGTTTCATTTCCTATAGACAGACAAGTCGTATGGGAAGAGACTGATGAGAAATTCTACGACAAAATCACAGGTCAAAGAATGATCAAAGGATACGGCAACAAGCAGTCCAAGGAGATGTCTAAGTAATGGCAGAAAAACTATATACTGACTACGATTATTATAAAGATCCAACGACTGGAAAGTGGAAATTTTATGATTCAGAGATTGGATGGAGCACTGTCAATAATCTTTCCGAATTCGTAAAGAAAAATGGAAAGGTGGTTGAACCACCTGCACAAATGACAGAGGCAGAAAAAGCTGCTGCAGAACAAGCTTCGTTAGAAGCAGCAGATGATTCTGGTCTTGCTGCCATACAAACTGGTGGAAGTAGGCATGTATCTACATTAAAAGTATCACTTGGTAAATACGACCCACCTAAAACTAATGTAAGTGACACTAGTGCTCTAAGATATCCAAGCGAACCTGGGATTGATTCAAATTCTGACTATGTTGCTTTTGAATTCTTTAAATATTTGCCTCCGTTTGGAGGAACACAAGCTGCAAATAAAAGAACTGGATCGACTAACATTGCAGGTCAAGAGGCAACTGGAAGATATTATGATTACAATCAAGCTGGTCAATATGAACCAGTAGATAGTTACAGTAACATTCTTTTGTATATGCCAGAAGATATTTCTACTGGTTTCAGAAGTAACTGGGGTGGTAAAGCGTTTAGTAATTTTGCTAGAGATGCCATCACTGGATTATCAGCTGAAAGTATTATGGACAAATTAGGAGGGACTTTAAAGAGTTCTCTTAGCAGTCTGGATAGAACAGTTCCAATGGGTGGAGCAGCTGCTATTAGAAAAACTCTTAGTAAAATTACTGGTGATAGTTTATCAAACGATGATATCTTTGGTGCTGTCTCTGGGTCTGTCTTAAATCCAAATGTCGAACTTCTATATCAAAGCACAGATTTAAGAAATTTTCAGTTAAACTTTAAATTAGTTCCAAGAGACGAAAAAGAAACTCCTATAATCAATAGTATTGTTCAGCAGTTTAAAAAATGTATGCTTCCATCTAAAACTCCTGGCAAAGTTCTAGGGCAAGTATCACCAGGAATTGTTGGTGGATTTATTGGGGTTCCAAATCTCGTTAAAGTTTCTTTCATGAAAGGTGCCGATCAGCATCCTTTCTTACCAGTTTTTAAAATGTGTGCTCTAACTCAAGTTGATGTAAACTACACCCCAGATGGTGCTTACGCTACATACAGAGATGGTCAGCCAGTTGCAATGACATTAACATTAAATTTCCAAGAAACTAAACTGGTATTTGCAGAAGATCTAGATCAAGGTATCCGCTAATGTATTTTTCAATCGTTCCCAATATCTCATACGATGAGAAACCAATCAGTTATCCTTTTTCAGAATCTGATTTCGTAACTGCAAAGAATTTCTTTCGCAGATACAAAATTAACGAAGATGTTTTTTCTAACGTAGTATACTTTCAGAAGTATTCAATCACTGAAGGTCTTCGTCCTGATCAACTAGCTGATACTTTGTATGGTAATCCATTCTATGATTGGGTAATCTTACTAGTCAATAACATGGTCAATGCACAATATGACTGGCCACTTAATAACTATGAAATCTACAAAGTATTAGAAAGCGAATACGATGATCCATATGGAACTATTCACCACTACGAAACCTATGAGATTGCACAATATCCTGCTGGATTGCATGTAGATGCACAATTTTATAATTCTACGCACAAAATCAATGTAGATGGAACAGTAGTGACAAAAAATGGTAACGAGATTTGTCGTCCCGTTACCATTGCCGAGTGGTTTACTGCTGAGAATGAGAAGAAGAGAGAAATCTATCTTCTCAAACCAGCATATGTTCAATCATTTGTAGATGATTTCAGAAAGCAGAACCTCTACAAGAAATCTGGAAATTATATCAACCAGAGACTAAAAGCGACTGGTTGATCTTTTTCAGTCAATTTTTGGCGGAAAAATTTTTTCCAGATTTATGTAATCGTTAATCGAAATTTGAAATGATACGCTTACACTGCTTCAAGTTTTTCTTGCAGTAGTTGTGAACGTA